GCATAGTTGGAAAAACGCTAAGGGGAATACGATACGGAATGCGGAGCAGTGGCAGCAGCTCTATGAGCTCATGACACCACACGGGAGGAGGTTTGTATGTCAAAAAGTATAATGGAACCGAAAGGTGCATATCAGTGCTGGAACTGTGGCGATACGCGGAATCTGGAAGTACATCATATCTTTTTCGGAGTCCGTGCCAGGAAAAAGTCTGAGCACTACGGACTGAAAGTACATCTCTGCCCTGCCTGCCACCGCTACGCAAAGACGGGCGTGCATGGAGGGAATAAAGAGCTGGATCTGTCTCTGAAACAGGAAGCGGAAAAACTGTTCGAACAGAAATACGGTCGCGAATTATTCCGTCAGGAATTTGGTCGTTTTTACACAGATGAAAATGCCGAAAACATGAATCAGGGATTCGATTTTTCGGGGGTGCAGTGGATATGATTGTGGATGAATTATTGAGAGTTTTGGAGAACCCGGACATGATCCGGATCGTGTCCGGTGACCAAGATGTATATGTCGGCTATCTTGGCACGATGGAGTACCATAAGCGGGACTTGTCGAAAGTCATGCTCCAGGAAGTACTATCCTTCCGCTGTATTCCGGAGATTCGACACCGGAACTGGAAAGAGCTGGGTTTGGATGCCCCGCTGACCCCAGAACATACCCCGGACTATTTGTACTCAGATTTACAGAGTACGCTTTATTATACGATTTACATATAAGGGAGATCACACAGATGAAAAAAGCACAAACAAAGAAGGAAGCTGTCGAAAGGCTTCGGCAGCTTGTTAATGGCAATTTTGAAAAAGAAACAGCAGTAAATGTAGATTATAACATTTGTTTGTCAAAAACGGATACAAGTTTATTAACGGTAAACAAGTAATCGCTACATTTTTGTTTTGTTTCCTGCTTAACTTCAAGTTCGCCTTGGTTAATAAGCTGCACGGCTTGAAGAGAAGCTAGAATAACGCGAAATTCATTAGGCGTTATATTCGTGTCGTGCTTAATAAGCTTTTCTCCGGCAGAGCAACAACACTGATAGTTAATAGCGGCTTGGATCTCTGTTTCTTCCAGTTCAAGGGAAGGAAGAATAGTAAGAGCAAAAGTGATAGCTTTTATATCAGAATTGCTAAAAGAATATGAAATGTGTTTCATAGTAAACCTCCTTTATTTTTTAAAATTATAACACGAATAGAGGATAAGAAAAAGAACAAAGAAGTTTAACAATCGTAACCAAATGAGGAGATAAATACTATATATAGGAGACCGAAATGGATAAATCAAAGAAGAATATCGAGAAATCGAAGAAAAATATCGAAAAAGAAAAGACAGACCTGGAACTTCTCCGGGAGCAGGCAGAGAAAGAAAAGAAGTTCCTGGCAATCTTCTCCCAGGCAAAGACAAGCCTGCCGGAGGATATCCGTGCCAGAAAGCTGAAACTCCGGGCACTGGAACAGATGATCCGCAACATGGAAGGCGGAGAAGAACCGGAAAACGAGGAAAATCCGGTCAAAAACGGAACAAAAGCACCGGAAGATGTGAAAAAACCGGCAGATGCACCGAAACAGCTTCCGGAAATGAAGAACAACACCCAGCGCAAGGAGTGGCTGGATGATTACCGCTCATGGGGAATCTGGTACAAAGATGAACACATCGGAGCGACTTTTTACAAATATGACTTCGAGAACGGAGCCAGACTAATCGTAGAAGAGTATGAGGAGAATCTGAGAAGACTGGGTAAAACAGAAAAACGCTACAGTCCATATTATCATCTGGTGGGAGGCCCGGAGCCATCCAGAAAACCGAGCGGTATCCCGAGGTGGGAACGCCATGAAACCTATACCAGATACCCAGACAGCGAAGGAACACTGATAGAGTTCCTGAAAGAGCTGCAGAAATAACCTCTATGTGGCAGTTATATATTACCAAATGCCATTGGTCTATAGAGTGAGCCCCTGGACTACCAGGGGCGGAAAGGAGGGTGCATGAAAGCAAAAGAAATGCAGGCAATCATGATTGAGAAATTAAAAGATGGCCCGAAAACAATGGGAGAGTTGGCCGAGATGACCGGGTTCAGCAAAGAACAGGTCCGGGAGCGGATGCGCCGCGCCCAGGTCGAAGGGCTGGTAGTAATGAACCAGCAAGGAAAAACCTTTTTCTATTGGGATAAAGAGCAGTGGAATCACGTCAATGAGAAAAAGCAGGATAGAGGTCCCATCACTTTCGGGGAATTGAATCGTATCCGCAACTATATCAGACCGGGATTCCGAATCAAGGTATGCTGCTATTCTCCAAGAAAAGGAGACGAAGGAGAGAAAGAGATCCGCACGAAGCATATTAAACACGTATTCCGGCACGTAGTCACATTCAAAGAAGGCGGAAGTACTACGCTGATTCACTTGGTGCAGTACTTCCGGAAAAAACCGCAGGATAGATGCATTCAGTAATTCGCTATCCGGGCAGCAAGGCGCGTCTGGCGGACTGGCTCATCAGTCACTTTCCAGAGCACCGCAGCTATTTAGAGCCGTTTTTGGGTTCTGGAGCGGTTCTCTTCCGGAAAACGCGGAGCCCGATTGAAACGGTCAACGATCTGGATGGAGATGTAATAAACCTGTTTGAATGCATCCGGAGAGATCCGGAACGTCTCGCATGGATGATTTACTACACTCCATATGCGCGCGTGCTGTACGAAGACGAGGGCAAATCCACGGAAGCCTATGACCGGGCTGCAAGACTGTGTATAAGAGCCAATCAAGGATATGGATTCCGAACGGCGGGGACACCGGCTGGGTGGAAACGAGACGTCTGCGGTAGAGAAAAAGCCTACACAGCGCGGGACTGGAGCAGATTGCCAGATATTATTATGCAGGCGGCGGAAAGATTGAGGGGAGTGCAGATAGAATGCATGGATGCGGTCAAGCTGATCGGGCAATACAATCACAAAAACGTGCTGATTTACTGCGATCCACCGTATATCCTTAGCAGCAGGACGGGCAAGCAGTACAAGCATGAGATGAGCGATGCAGACCATGAGAACCTTCTGCGGGCGCTTTTGCAACACCAGGGACCGGCGATAATAAGCGGATATGATAATGAGCTGTATTCGGATATGCTGCAGAACTGGCACAGGGAAGAAAAGATAGAATATTGCCGTGCAAACAAGCAGCGGACGGAATGCCTCTGGATGAATTTTGAACCAGAGGGACAGATGAGGATGTTTTAAAGGAGGACAAGCCAAATGATGATTGAAAAGATTGGAAAGCCCGCCATGTTGGAACAGCTGGCAGAAGAGGCAGCAGAACTTTCACAGGCAGCGCTTAAACTGGCGCGAGTGATCCGGAATGAAAATCCGACTCCTGTAACTCAAGGGGAAGCACAGAAGCGTCTCATCGAGGAATGGACAGATGTCTATCAGTGTGCAATGGAGCTGAATCTGACGGTGGACTGGTCACAGATCCATGAAAAACAGCGGCGCTTTGAACAGAGATGGGAAGAAGAAAAGGGAAATCTTCCAGCGGAGCCGAAAGAATCCGATGACTTCACCCGGGGATGGAATGCAGCCTGCGAGGCGCTGATGGAAAAATTTAAAGGACGGAATGAAAATGAATGAGAAAACCTGTTCGAACTGCCTGTTCGAATATACCTGTGATTGGACACCGGCAGCAGGAGAAGATACCTGTGAAGGCTGGACAGAAGACAAGGAGTCAGAGAATGGAACGCTTAACGAGTAAACGAGTAAACGGAATCAAGACCGGCTATTGGTCCTCTGCCAAAAAGGACGAGCTGATCGCCAGACTGGCAGAATACGAGGATACCGGAAAGACTCCGGAGGAAATTAAAGAGTTTGAATCAATCGCCGAACAGATGGCGGAAAAAGTTGCCAAGCTGTCCAGGGAGCTGTCGGAGGCTAGAAAAAATGAATAGCAGACCGGAAATAACAGCAATGCTGTCGTCATTGATTCAGCGGCACATCTGCCCGAATAATGATACAAGAATCTACTGGGCCCGGGAAGTAACATTTGATTATGGCACCACGAACGCGGTGCGCGTGGATTTTATGAAATTTAAGCCGGTAAACAATACGGTATCCGGGATCGAGAAAGGGGACTTCTATTGCTACGAGGTCAAGTCCTCAGTGGAGGATTTTCATAGCAAAAACGGCCACAACTTCATCGGAGATTTTAATTATTATGTAATGCCTGCAGATGTGTATGTGGCTGTAAGCCTAGAAGTTCCGTATCATGTGGGCGTGTTGGTTCCGTCTAGCGAAAAGTCGAAGACTCTTGTATCGGTAAAGAAAGCAAAGAGAAAGGACAGGAGCAGGCCTGTGTCAGAAATGTTGTTGATGATGTTCCGGTCCGCGGCGAGAGATAGGAGGGATTGAGAATGAAATTGAGAAGATGTGGTTTAACATGAAAGAAACAGAAAGGGGACACCTGTATCTGCGGGCGCTCTATGTAGGAAATCGAAAAGAAATCAGTAAAGAAGTCCAGCAGATAAGGATCCAGAGAGATGATATTTACGGTTACATAGTCGAAACGGAGAATGGCCGGGCATATGGATATCCGACTATGTCCGACCTTCGGAGAGACTGGAAAAGAGGGGTAGAATGACAAGAGCTGAAAAGAGAAGAGCCGCCCGGCAGCAGGAGAAGGAGAAAGTACGCTACCAGCTGACAGCGGAAGAAATCAGACAGATAGAGAAAAAAGCAGTCGAATCAAAAAAAGAACAGATTCGTGACAGCATCATGAAAGAGGTACAAGAAGAATGGGAGAGAAGAGAGGAAATGTTGAGCGGGAAAGATGATGGCGAAATCGTTCAAAATGTTCTTTGTCTGCTCCTGGCAGTCCCGGTCAAAGTTCTTTGTGAAAAATTTAAGTGGAAGCCATACCCACTTGACAAGGAGGAAAATAAAAACTCCAGGATCTTAAAGTTCTCGGAGGCAGTCATCCGGGAAACGAACGAAGTTTTTGCAGACAAAAACATAGATATCCGGACATATGGAGAAGAGGTATATCGAAAATATGGCATTCGGTATAGGATAGAGGGGGAAGGCGATGGAAGGGATTGAGTGCTGCGCGAACTGTAAACACTGCGTAGCATATCCGAAGAATAACCGGTACGGAGACGTTGATTATATGTGTTTGATTGGCGGTTACTATATTGCTGGAATACACAAGGATCGAAATAAGATTCGGCGCCTTACTCCGGGCGGCAGAAAACTGGAATGCAGATATGAGAGGAAAAAATAAGGAGCGGCAATAATAGCACGCTCCTCTAAAAAAGAAGGTATGTACAACCTAAGTTGATTGAGATAACGCAATTATACCCAATCAAGCCAGAAAAAGCAAGAGAGGGGGAATCTTATGGTATCGGCAAGTGCCCTAATTAACACGATACTGACACAGATGCAGGAATATGTCAAAGAGGGAGCCCTGAAAGATGTGCAGCTGATCCTCTACATGAATCTGGCAGATTATAGCTTTTCGAGGAACGAAGATACTACAGCAGTTAGTGAAGAATCGGATCGAATGTATGAAGTGATGCAGCTCTGGCAGCAGGATATGATTCTTAGGGGACTGACATCTGGAACAATCCGACAGTATGGACATGAACTCAAGCAGCTTATCATCTACGCGGGTGTAAGCCCGCTTGAGATGGGCGAATACCATATCAAGAACTATCTTGCATTCGGAAAGATCCGGAGGAAATGGAAAGACAAAACATATAATAGCAAGATCCGGTCGCTGAAATCGTTCTTCGTTTGGGCGGTCGAAAACAAGGAAATAGCAGAGAATCCGATGAAAAATATCAAACCCACCAAGGAAGAGTATCGGATGCAGCCGGTTCTGTCGGCGGAACAGCGGGAGATCATGCGCTGCTCCTGCCGGAGTGAAAGAGAGCTTGCGATTATGGACCTGCTCTATTCTTCTGGTGGTCGGGTCTCGGAAATCTGCCAGTTAAATATCTCAGATATGGATTTTATCAATCGCAGGGCACGAATCTATGGAAAGGGTCGGAAAGAAAGAGAAATCTATTTCTCGGCGCAGGCGTCCCTCCATATCAGAGACTATCTAAAAACCCGAACGGATGATAACCCGGCTTTGTTAGTGGGAACCAAGTCACCATGCCGACGGCTTACGATAGCAGGGATCCAGTGGATCCTCAAAAGCATCCAGAGCCGAGACGAGAGACTGAACGGCTTAAAGATATCCCCTCACACATTCCGGAGATCCTGTGGAACGGATATGTTAAATCGTGGGGCGCCGGTTGAGATGGTCAAGGAAAAGCTGGGTCACGCTAAGGCAGACACGACCCTGCAATGTTACGCGAAAATCAGCACAGAAGCGGTCAGAGACGCAGAAAGGCGCTTCGGGGCTGCATAGGAGGATGGAGAAATGAACGACAACGATACGGCCAAAATACTTTGCCCGTTTTATCGATCCAGAAAAATGAAAAAATTAAGGCAGTCGATCACGATTACATGTGAAAATCTGGAGAATAATATGGGGTTTGATGTGAAAAATATGCTGTCGTTCAGGTCAATCCAGGAACGGGAGGACTGGATGGGGCTGTTTTGTCAGGACTTATATCAAAACTGCCCCTATTACCAAAAAATATATAAAAAATACGAGGAGAGAGAAGAATGGGAATTGTCAAAAATCAGAAAAAAGAAATCGAGCGAAAAAACCAGCAAATCGAATTATTGAAACATAGCATCGGGGGAAGAGATCGGGAGATAGCAATCCTGAGAGGTCAGGCACTGGCTGCGCAGGCGCTGATCGGAGCAGTTATAAAAAAATACGGAAAACTCGAAATACCATTGGAAGAAGTGAGGAAAAACTACCGGGTCAAGGCGAAACTTGATTCAGAAACAAAGATGTGGCACATTGAGAGTGCAGAAGCATAAAGAAAAGCGCCGGGGAGAACCTGGCGCTTTTCTTTATGCCGGTACGCTGTCCATATATAGCGCATCGGCGTTTATATCGATCGCGTTTTTATTCACAATAAACAGGATGTAGAGGATTTCTTAAAAAGGAGAGCGCTGGAAGCATTCAAAAATGCTCATGAGCTGTTTTATTACAGTCCTACCTACGCAATGGGAATCGAATGCGAGAGGTGCGCGGGAGTCCTCCATGATAAACACGGGATGTCCTGGGATGAGATAGAAGATCTTGAAACTAAGATATACCAGGAATACGAAAGGCAGCTGTAACGGCTGTCTTTTTTGTATGGGAGAAAAGTGAATAAAATACTGCCAAAATAGAGGAGAAAGGGGGCGAAAACGGATGGCGAGAGCGAAATATCAAGAGTGGATTAACGATCCGGACAAAAAAACTCTACTGTCCGGATGGGCCCGCAAAGGATTGAGCGACCAGCAGATCGCGAAAAACATAGGAATCTCAAGGTCTACGCTGAATGAATGGCGGAAAAAGTATCCGGACATTTCGGACACATTAAAAAAAGGGAAAGAAGTAGCAGATGCGGAAGTTGAAAATGCCCTCTATCTGAAGTGTATCGGTCACAAGGTGCAGCTCAAAAAGACTTTTAAGGTCAAAAAGATAGAATATAATGACGCAGGACGGAAAATCAAAGAGGAGGAGCACCTGGAAACAGGAGAGGATGAAGTTTATATCCCTCCGGATACAAAGGCGATCATCTTCTGGCTAACCAACCGGATGCGTGAAGACTGGAAAGAGCGACAGAACACCCAGATGGAGCAGGAAGAAACCGAAGAGAGCGGCGTGATCATGCTTGCACCGGCGGATGTGGAGGGAGTGAAAGAGAAAATTGAACACTATAAAGCCGAAAAGCTCAAGAGTGATATGGCAGCCGCAGCCGAAACAGGCGATCATGATGAGCAGAGGGGAAGATGAGGCGCTTTACGGCGGGGCAGCAGGCGGGGGGAAGTCGGATTTTATCCTGGCGGAAGCCCTGCGCCAGGTGCATATCCCGTACTATAGAGGAATCATCTTTAGAAAGACCTATCCGCAGCTCACAGCCCTGATAGACCGCTCTCGCGACATTTATCAGCCAGCCTATAAGAAGGCTCGATACAACGAGACGGGGCACGTCTGGAAGTTCCCCAGCGGCGCAAAGATTTACTTCGGATCCATGCAGTACACCAAGGATCGAACAAATTATCAGGGAAAACAATATGATTTCATCGGCTTCGATGAGCTCACGCACTTTACTTGGGATGAATATTCCTACATGGTTTCCCGAAACCGTCCTGCCGGTCCGGGAACACGCGTCTATATGCGTTGTACAGCCAACCCGGGAGGTGTGGGACATGGATGGGTCAAGCAGTACTTTGTAAAGGCCGGAAAGCCATACGAGACAGTGATTCATGAGCATGAAATTGTGGGAAAGAACGGGCAGAAACTCCGGATGTATCGAACGTCCTGTTTTGTCCCGTCAACGATTTTTGACAATAAAGAGCTGTTAAGCAATAACCCCAATTACCTGGCGGCGCTGGCATCTCTTCCGGAAGCAGAGAGGGAGGCTCTTTTATATGGCGATTGGGACAGCTTTTCCGGACAGGTATTCGAGGAGTTCCGCGACAATCCGGACGGCTACGAGACCCAGCAATACACGCATGTCATTAAGCCCTTCCGAATCCCGGATGATTGGGCGATATATCGTGGCTTTGACTTTGGTTATGCTAAACCGTATTCGGTCGGCTGGCACGCGGTCGATCACGAGGGCTGTATCTATCGTATCAAGGAGATGTATGGATGTACCGGTACCCCGAACACGGGTGTCAAGATATCTCCGGATGAGATTGCAAAGCAAATCAGAGAGGTAGAGCACGCCGATCCGATGCTTAAAGGTCGGAAGATCATAGGAATCGCCGATCCGTCCATCTATGACGAGTCCCGCGGAGAATCTATCGCGGCTATGATGGAGCGCCAGGGCGTTTATTGGTCGCCGGGAGACAATACGCGACTGGCCGGAAAAATGCAATATCACTATCGCCTTGCGTTCGATGAGAACGGCAGGGCGATGTTCTACGTGTTCGATACCTGCAAGAACTTCATTCGGACGATCCCGGCGCTGGTATATGACGAGAGGAAAGTGGAGGATATTGACACCACACAGGAGGACCACATCTATGATGAATGCAGATATGTCCTCATGGAGCACCCGATCGCACCTAGAAAGAACATCATTCGCGAGATTCCGCAGGAGGATCCGCTGGATCTGTATAAAGAGAACCGTATGGTATTTAGAGTATAGGAGGCACACATGGAAGAACTAAAAGAAAACCTGACAGAGACAAGAATCGGAGAACAGGAAGCCCGGGAAGCGCTTGCAACGCTTGAAAAGTATAAGCGCGGTAAGAAAACTCTGGACGAGCGCTTGATTGATAACGAACAGTGGTGGAAGATGCGGCACTGGGAGCGGTTTAAAAAGAAAGACACGAACAAAGAAACCATAGAACCGGCGAGCGCCTGGCTGTTTAACTCCCTGGTAAATAAACATGCTGACTTTATGGACAACTATCCTGAGGCGAACATCCTGCCGCGTGAGGAATCAGACAAGGAGACAGCTAAAATCCTGTCTGAGGTGGTCCCGTACATCATCGAGAGGAATGGATACAAAGCGGTTTACTCGGATACGACATGGCAGAAAATTAAGATGGGAACCGGAATCTATGGAGTATTCTGGAACCCGCAGAAAGAGAACGGCATGGGCGACATTGAGATCCGGCGCTGCGATCCGCTCAAAATGTACTGGGAGCCTGGAATTGATAAGATTCAGGACTCTCGAAATCTGTTCTATCTCGATACGATGGATACGGATATCCTAGAACAGATCTATCCACAGCTTAAGGGAAAGCTGCAGGATACGTTACTTGATATCAAAGAATACCAGACAGATGATTATGTTGATAACACCGGAAAGTCGTTGATTGTTGACTGGTATTATAAAAAAACAGTCGCGGGCATATCCGGAGGCGTGCCGGTCACGAAGACCATCCTGCACTATTGTAAGATCTGCAATGGTCAGGTGCTCTACGCTTCAGAGAACGATCCGAAGATGCGAGATGGCTGGTATCAACATGGCAAGTATCCGTTTGTGTTTGATATGATGTTCCCGGTCGAGAATAGCCCCTACGGATTCGGATACCTGGACACAATGAAAGACTGCCAGGAATACATTGACAAATTAGGACAGGCAATTTTAAAGAATTCGATTGCGGGCTCGAGACCGCGCTACGGATGCAAGGATGGTGCAGGATTTAATGAGCAGGAGTTTACAGACCTTTCCCGGGATATCGTGCATTATGTCGGAAATAGGGATGATTTACAGCCGCTGACGGTGGCGCCGCTGCCCTCAATCTATTACCAGGTATACCAGGGGAAAATCGAGGAGCTGAAAGAAACATCAGGCAACCGAGACTTTTCGCAGGGTGCCACAACCTCCGGCGTCACAGCCGCATCCGCGATCGCAGCGCTGCAGGAAGCAGGGAGCAAGCTGGCGAGAGATATGATTGATGGCTCATTCCAGGCACATCAGGCAGTGATTTACATGGTTTTGGAACTCATCAGGCAGTTTTATACCACACCCAGAGTCTTCCGGATCACGAATAAATCGGGTGTAGAGGAATTTATCACGATGGATAACGCTGGAATGCAGCCGCAGGCGATGTCGATTGACTTCACAAATATGATGGCACAGCGTAAACCAATCTACGATATCACAGTCACCGCCCAGAAAGCCAGCCCGTTCACTAAAATCTCACAGAATGAGCTTGCGAAAGAGATGTATAACCTTGGATTCTTCAATCCTCAGCTCGCTGACCAGGCTCTTGCCTGCCTTGATATGATGATGTTTGACGGCAAAGAGGAAATCATGCAGAAGATATCACAGAATGGAACGATGTACCAGCAGATGCAGCAGATGCAGCAGACCATGAGCCAGATGGCCGCGGTGATCGCTCAGAGCACCGGAGATACCCGCCTGCTTGATGCGGTCGGAATGATGGGACCGGCAGAACAGCCGATCGTGTCCGGCGGCAGCACGAAGTCCTCGCAGCTGGATGCAATGGGGAACGCCACGAAAGAAACGGTAAGCTCTACCGCCGGAAAAGCCAGAGCCAGGGCAGCAGAGGCAGCCACACCGAAGGGAGCGCAGTAATGACGAAAGTAATCGAACAGAAAGATGGAGATACGATTGAATTTATCATTGACGGCCACGCTGACAAGATAAACCCGGATGAGGGGAATATCCTGTGTGCAGCCGTCTCAATGCTGGGGCAGACGCTCATGGAATGCTTATGGAAAATAAAAGCAGATGCCAGAATGGAAAGCCGCGCCGGATACATCCGGATTCTGTGCCGCATGGAAGAAAATGAGGTGGAAATCAAGCATCTGTTTGACTTCGCAAAAACCGGATTTTTGCTTTTAAAATCAAGGTATCCGGAGCATTTTGACCTGGTGGGAGAATTTTGAAAAATAATATGCCAAAATACAATCATAGACACGCCGGAGAGACGGCAGGAGGCAGCTGGAGAGACAGACGGACACGCCGGAAAGACGGCAGAGGACAAGCTGGAAAGACAGCCGACACGCCGGAGAGACGGCAGATAGGCACGCCGGAAAGACGGCAGAAAGGAAAGAAAGATGATTAGATTGAACCTCAGAATGTTCGAAGGTGGAGAAGGAGGCGCAGCGGGAGCGACTACAGGAGCCGCACCGGCAGAAAATGGAACGCAGCCGGCAGGAGCAGTCGGAACACCGGCAGAAGGTGAAAAGCCGGCCGAAACGATAGAGGAGACCCCGGAGGAGCGCGCTAAGTCCTATAACGACCTGATTAAAGGCAAATTCCGTGATATGTACGACGCAGACGTGCAGAAGGTAATCAAGAGCCGTGTGGGCGACATGAAGCAGATGCAGAAGCAGATGCAGGAGCAGTCGGACATCATCGGATTGATGGCAAAGAAGTACGGTCTTGCATCTGACAATATGTCGGATATTCGCACAGCACTGGAAAATGACGACATGTTTTGGGAAGAGGCAGCAGCCGACCAGGGCATGACGGTAGACAGCTACAAGAAGATGATGAAGCTGGAAGCAGAAAATGAATCTTTCCGGAAAGCCAAGGAGGAGGCAGAGCGTAAGAACCAGCGGGATGCGGTATTCCAGAAATGGGATCGGGAAGCGGAAGAACTGAAACGGTTCTATCCGCAGTTTGACCTGCAGACCGAAATCCAGGATCAGAGATTCCTTGACCTGATGGGCGCGGGAATTGATATGCGTACGATCTATGAGACTCTTCATCATGATGAAATCATTCCGGCACTGATGCAGCAGACAGCCAAGGCAACCGCCAGACAGCAGGCGGCAGCTGTGCAGAGCGGCCAGATGAGACCGGCGGAGAATGGTATGTCAAGCCATCCGGCAGCGCAGATCGTGAAAGATCCGGCAAAGATGACCAAGGAAGAGCGCCAGGAATACGCCAGAAGAGCAGCAAGAGGGGAGATCATTACATTCAGAGAGTAGGAGGATGGAATGATTTACTTAGATTTAAGATTATTTGATGATGTAACAAACACCACTGGTTCGACCGGTACAGGAAACGAACTCAGTCATGAGATGAAGACGTACTATGACAAGACCTTGATTGACATTGCGGGTCCGCGTCTGGTACACGATCAGTTCGGCCAGAAACGACCGATCCCGAAAAACGGCGGTAAAACAATCGAGTTTAGAAAGTACACCCCGCTCAGCAAGGCATTAACTCCGCTGACTGAGGGCGTAACCCCGGAAGGCAACAAACTGGATGTCAGCATCGTGACGGCGACCGTCAAGCAGTACGGTGACTATATCAGATTGTCTGATATGCTGCTTATGACAGCGATCGACAACAACCTGGTGGAAGCCATGAAGCTCTTAGGCAATCAGGCAGGTGCAACGCTGGATACTGTCACTAGAGAAGTCCTTAATGGCGGAACGAATGTACAGTATGCAGAGGGACAGACTGCATCAAGAGCCACTTTGACCCAGGACATGAAATTGACCGTCAAAGCGGTTAAGATGGCAGTCAGAGCACTGAAAAAACAGAATGCTCAGAAGATTGACGGCTGGTATGTGGGAATCATCCATCCGGATATCGCCTATGACCTCACGGAGGATGAGGAATGGAAAGACTGGCATCGATACACCAAGCCGGAAAACGCTTACCAGAATGAGATCGGAGAGATTGGCGGAGTCCGTTTTGTGGAATCTACCGAAGCAAAGATCTTTGCAAAGGCAGGAGCTGCGGGAACAGGAAGCGATAAGATCGACGTATACTCAACGCTGATCCTCGGTGCAAACGCATATGGAATCACGGATGTTGAGGGCGGCGGTCTTGAAACGATCGTAAAACAGCTTGGTTCCGGCGGTACAGCCGATCCGCTGAACCAGAGAGCAACCGCCGGATGGAAAGCCACCAAGACGGCAGAACGTCTGGTAGAACAGTACATGGTGCGTATTGAGACGGGAAGCACATTCTCAGAAGGAAAGGGGAACTAAATGGCAGCGAAGAAAACGGAAGAAATGACCAAAGAGGTAAGAAATGAGGAGACAACCGAAGAGGTAAAAGCCGAAGCAAAACCGGAGGAGAAGCCGGATGATTGGGTAAATGTCTACCTGATGAGAGATTCTGACAAGTACAAGGGCGATGTCTTTGTGCAGGTGAATGGAGTGGGCTATATCATCCAGCGCGGAAAGAACGTAAAAGTTCCAAAAGCGGTTGCGGAGGTGCTGCAGAACTCCCAGGAACAGGACTCCAGAACAGCGGAGCTCATCGACCAGGAAACGGAAAAATTCGAAAATGGTTTGAAGATGCTGATCTAAACCGGACGGGATGCGCGCGCAAACACGCATCCTGTTTTGAAAAAGGAGGAAGAGATGATAACGATTGAGAATAGACAGATGTTGATTCCACGCGGAGAAGAGATAATCGGAACCAGCGCGGACAACCTGTGTGACACCAGAACATTCTCACTCCCGCGCATATCTGCCACCCTTTTAGATTTGTCCGCTCTGAAATTCTTCCTCGATTTGGAATACGCCGACGGAACCAAGGACACGGATTCTTTGCAAGCAACATATGAGGAAGATCGCATTCTGCTCCTGTGGCAGATTCAGAATACACAGCTGCGCGTTCCTGGCGCGGTCTTTATCGCGCTCCGCGGATATGATGATACCGGGACGATGCGATACACATCATATAAGACACCGGTATACGTAGAGGATGCAATCAACACCCCGGAAGGAAAACCGGGCTTGAGTGAGTTTGAACGCCTGGAAAAGGAACTGAATGCAGGTCTTGAGAAGGCTGACACCGCCACGAAAAAAGCAGATACGGCGGCAGGACTGGCGAACTCAGCAGCAACCAGAGCGACAACGGCAGCAGAAGAAACGGAAAAACTGCGTGAGAACATTGCGGGAAAACTAGACCGTGGAGAATTAAAAGGAGATAAGGGAGATAAAGGCGAAAAAGGAAATACTGGTCTGCAGGGACCGCAAGGCATCCAGGGCGAAAAAGGAGATACCGGTCCGCAAGGACCTCAGGGAATCCAAGGAGTGAAGGGGGAGAGCGGTGTCATGGTTCCGGCATCGGGGATGTTTTCGCTCTATCTGGACCCGGAAACAGGAAATCTCTATGCAGATTATCCGGATGGAGAGAAGCCGCCAGCATTCCATTATGATTCGGAAACAGGGAATCTCTATTACCTTACAGGAGAGGATGTGAAAAACGATGGCTAGGATTTTAATTGGAAATATCAAAGGACCGCAGGGACCACAGGGAATCCAGGGAGAGACTGGTCCGCAGGGCTTACAGGGAATCCAGGGAGAGACTGGCCCACAGGGACCGCAAGGCATCCAGGGCGAAAAAGGAGATACCGGTCCACAGGGACCGCAGGGCATTCAAGGACCGCTTCCGCCACTGATAGCAAATTATCTTGCTACGGAATCCGGAAAAGCGGCATTGGATGCGATTGTGGGGAAACTGCTGGATGAGAGATTGACGGCAGCGGAGAAATCACTTACTCAGTTAAATAGCGAGCTATCGTGGAAATCTTTTGCAAATGGCGTATCATCAGTAGATATAAGCAGTTTGTCATGGAAAGCAATTCATGTTTTTATCATCGTTAATTCAAATAACCACGTGACTTTTTCGATTCCACTGGTCTATCCTCTGGTTCGTGCATCCGGCAATGAATTTCGATTTTATAATTTTGGTATGTATTTTAATTCTGGAACATATGTAGGCGGCAGAATAGGTGTGTCGATTCAGAGGATTTATATAGATTCAGTATTATTAAACGGGCAGGAAGTTAAAGAAAGTTCGCACATGTGGGTGTCTTATAGATAACTAAGGAAATCGTAATTTAACTGAGTAATAGAGGGGCGAAATGTTCACAGTAAAGAAAAATAAGATCGAAAATGGACACGATTGCTGGGGAAGAAGTGAATTCGATAATGTGTATGATGTTTATCACAATAACGAATTTGTATGTCGTATGATGAGCGATCCAACAGAATTAATCAACAAAGTTAATAACATCGTAAAAAAGGAGGAGAGTCCAATGAATAAATACATCGGAACAAAAATGATTGAAGCGGAACCAATGACGAAGGGAGTTTACAACGAAAGTAGAGGCCGAGCTGTTCCAGGGGATCCGAACGATGCGGGATATCTGGTAAAGTACCAGGATGGTTACGAGTCATGGAGCCCGAAGGAAGTATTTGATAAGGCTTACATGAAAGTAGATGATAATACAGATCTTCCGTCTGGTGTCAGCATCGGACAGAAGATGGTAGATGAGTTTATTGCCTACACGGAGACGAAAACGATGGGAACAAAAACCACAGTGGTGCGCTGTGTTCTCAGAAATGGTTTTGAAATCGTGGAGTCAACCGGATGCGTCGATGAAAAAAACTATTCTGAAAAAATCGGGTACGAAATCTGTATGGAACGAATCAAAAATAAAATCTGGGAACTTCTGGGCTTTCTGCTTCAGATGGCGTGGAATGGAATCCAGTAGGGAGGAGAGGGTAAGATGGATAAATTAGTGTTAAAAGATGGGACAAAAATTGACCTGGTGGCAGGAGCATCTCTAGGCGCGCTTCAGATTGAGAGCGAGAGTCGGGAGACTATGCTGGAGATTTGGAAAAAGCTGACAGACGAAAATCTGAAATCGATCCAGATCGAAACGTCAGACGGTCTGACGGTGGGAAAATATGAAGATGTCCTTCTGGTTTCTGAAACATCCGCTGTTGAAGGGGGCAAAGTAAAAACCAGCTTCAATATGCGTGAAAAGACATCCGAAGAAAAACGTCTGGACGCATTGGAAGAAAGTCAGGAGATCCAGGATGAGGCGATCATAGATCTCGGTGCTGCGGCGAGTGAGCTTGCGGAGAAAGGAGGTGCTAAGTGATGGGGGCTTTTTATGGAAAGAAAATCAGAGACGGGAAAATGACACTTGAAAAGGTGCCGTTATATTGGCGTAAGGTAACCGAGAAATGGTTGGAGGAGCATCCGGAGGGATAGAATGATCGATACAGAAATTGCAGTAGCCTTGATTGCGTCCGGCGGAGGTGTCCTGGGGGCTTTTGCAGGTGTGATTGCATCGGCGAAGCTCATGACATACCGGATGGGGCAGCTTGAAAAGAAAGTTGAAAAGCATAATACAGTAATCGAACGCACGTATAAGCTGGAAGAAATACAGGCTGTCATGCAGGAACAAATCCGAGTGGCGAATCATCGTATCCAGGATTTGGAGGAGGGAAGAGCTTGAAAGAAAAACTTGCGAAACTGATTGATGTAAAAAGCCTTATGACGTTAGCGCTGACAGCGGGATTCATTGGGCTGACGTGTTCCGGGGAAGTATCCGGACAGGAATACATGAGCATTTTTACTATGATTGTAGGGTTTTATTTCGGAACCCAGGCAGAGAAAGCAAGAAAATAGAAAGAGAGGAAAGAAAGATGAGTTGCAACGTACATGGAAACAAGAATGCAAACGAAGTACATAACTATAGCGCCAAGAAAGCGCAGAAATTAGGGCATCCGGAAATGACGGTTGATCCGGAGTGCACCTGTGATGTTGGCTGCACGGGTCCGGCAAAAGAAGGAAAAGGGAACACGCCGGTAGGACCGGGAGCAGAAACAAAAAAGCCGGGACCGGCAGATGAGTGCAAATAATGATTTAGGGCGGATATTTTCCGCCCTGTGTTCGTAGAAAGGACAAATATGAGAGATATTACATTGTGCCATCCGCGTCTCCAGCGTCTTGCGGGTGCGTGGATGAAAGCCTGTGTGACACAAGGGATTGCAGTGACGATTGGGGAAACATTCCGGACAGTAGCAGAGCAGGATGCCCTCTATGCTCAGGGACGTACAAAACCGGGAAAAAAGGTAACCAATGCACCGGGCAGCAGCTACAGTTCACAGCATCAGTGGGGAATCGCCTTTGATTTTTATTTAATAATGGACATTGATGGAGATGGCAGCACGTCAGATGATGCATTTAATGACAGAACAGGAATGTTTAAAAAAGCGGCTGAGATTGCCAAGGGGCTGGGACTTGCCTGGGGAGGAGATTGGAAGAGCCTGGAAGACAAACCGCATCTTTATCTGCCGGACTGGGGCAGCGGCACGGGAATTTTGAAGCAGAAATATGGGACATTTGAGAATTTCAAAAAGACTTGGGCGGCGGAGGATGGAGCTGCAGCTTCACAGCCGAGCGCCCCGCAGGTATCGATCACCGATCTGAAAGAAGTAAAGAGCGGCATGCGCGGTCTGTGCATTCTGGCATCGCCGACATTGATTATCCGAACAATCCCGGGCGGGACAGATTCCGGAAGACGTTATAATAACGGAGAGCACGTGCAGCCGCTTCGGAAGTGCTTTGTAAATGGAAAACCTTGGATCGAGACCTCGCTCGGATGGATTTCCGGGGAGTATGTCGGAGGCTGGATTTGGCAGGATGGACGCTGGTGGTATGTCCTGAAAGGTTACAAATATCTGCATGATACAGTCTGCCGGATTGATGGACAGTTGTATGCGTTCGATTCTGACGGCTGGATGCTGACGGCGGATAGAATCGCGGAAGATGGACACATCATAAAAGCGTAACATATAAGATGTACAAGCTCATCACAGCAATGTGGTGGGCTTTTTGTGTGGGAGAAAAAAATAAAAAAAGCTGTCAGAATAGAGACTATGAGGAGGCGATGAAATTATGAAGATAGCGGAGATTCTGGCAAGGGTAGATGATGAAAAGCTGAACCAGTACGATGCCAGAGTAAAAACAGCCTGGCTGTCAGAGGTAGAGGGAATGGTTGTAGATGAGATCCTGAACATGGCAGAAGGAAATGATATAGAGTTCGATGGATACGATTACGATCGGGACTTTGAAAGAACGCTCCTGGTTCCGGATCGCTTCGGAGATGTCTATTCAAACTACTTAGCTGCCAAGATTGACTATAAAAACGGAGAGATAGAACGATACAACAACAGCGTGGCAGCGTTTGAATCATCTTTCCAGACATTTGCGGCATATTACCGCAGAAATCATATTCCAAAAGACACAGCACAGTTCAGGGGGTGGTAATGATGAGACTGCCGCTTATTAATACGGTCAGCAGGACCAGAAAACAGGAAGGGGTCTTCGGCGGGCTCGATACCAGAGAGATCGTGCAGGATGGATATTTCGCGGACATGAAAAATATGTCCTCCGATTATTATCCGGCCGCCGGTCCGAGGGAAGCGCGCGGGGCGGTCATAAAAATCCTAGAAAAGCCGAACGGACTCTATTGGAAGAACGGTCTGGCTTATGTGGATGGAACGAAACTGTATTACAACGACCAGGAAAAGGGCGAGGTAACAGATAGTAAAAAAATCATGGTTGGAATGGGTGCCTACATCATCATTCTTCCGGATAAGGTGTACTTAAACACGGATTCCGGAGAATTTGGTTCGATGGAAAAGACATTTGCCCAAGCATCGACCGCCACCTTCGCCCCGTCTTACACTGGTTCCACCTATACAAAAATATCATGTACAGGAATTGGAAAGCAGTTCAATCAGTATGATGGCGTGGAGCTCTCCGGATGCACGAATGCGGACTACAATAAGACAGCCACCATCCAGGCAAAAACAGACGACAGCATCACAGTGATAGGAGCTCTGGAGAAAAGCTTCACACAGGATTCAGGATTGACGCTAAAACGGAAAGTTCCGGATATGGACTTTCTGACGGAATGCGAAAACAGACTGTGGGGCTGCAGCAGTAAGAACCATGAGGTCTATGCAAGCAAACTTGGAGATCCGTTGAATTGGAATGTGTTTGAGGGTATATCAACAGACTCTTATGCGGCAACGATAGGCTCAGATGGAGATTTCACAGCAGCGGCCACTTACTCCGGATATGCCCTGTTTTTCAAAGAGCATACGATTCATAAGGTGTACGGAAATAAGCCGTCAAACATCCAGATTCATACACAGGAAGCCCCGGGTGTGATGAAGGGATGTAATGAAAGCGTGAGACTGGTGGGAACCACGCTGATATACCTTTCTGATACCGGTGTGTATGGGTATACCGGAGGCGTCCCGTTTGCCCTGTCGGAGGTGCTGGAAAAATTCAATCTGTCGGAGGGAGTGGCAGGAAAATATAAAGAAAAATACTATCTCTCAGCAGAAACAGGAAAAGGTAAGAGGCTATTGGTCTATGACACAGCCAAAAGACTCTGGCATAAAGAAGATGATACGCAGATGCTTCTTACTGCATCGGGAGACGGAAAACTGTATTTCATCAATCAAAACAAGGAGCTTCGCCAGATTGAAGGAGGAGAAGAACCGATAGAATGGTATCTGGAAACGGGAGACCTGGAAGAAAGTCTTCTGAATCGAAAATACATCGGAAAGATTCAGTTTCTCCTGGAATTGGAACGAGGGAGCCAGGTAGAAGTCTTTCTAAAACATGATTCAGACGCTGCATTTCGCCGGATGCTCACTGTATACGCTACAAGAAAACGAACCTACACGATTCCGATTAAACCAATGCGGTGCTTTCACTATCGCTGGAGACTGGAAGGAAAGGGAAAAGCCCGCCTGATTGCAGTCGGAAAATACATCGAAGAAGGGAGTGAAATCTGATGGCGCAGTATAAAGCAATGGAAGGCTTTGACAAGATGGACCAAAAAGAACTCACAGGCTATCTCTATCAGCTTAACGAACAGCTTCGCTACATGTTCGATAATCTGACGCCGGAGGATAATTACTCTAACCAGGCGCTGACGAAGTATCTGGAAGATGAGAAGAGGGTGGCTTCTCTCAAGTTCGACCTGGATGGACTTAAGGTGGAGGTATCTGATTTCGAAAAGAACACGAATGCAAAATTCAAAGTCACGGATAGCAAGATTGATATGAAGGTTTCAAAGGGAACCGTATCATCGGAAATCTCTTTGGAATCTGGACAGGTTACAATCTCCGGTAACCGTCTGGTGGTAAACTCCACGAATTTCAAACTCGACGCATCTGGAAATGCAACATTTTCGGGAACGGTCAAAGGTGCTACAATTACCGGTTCACATATCCGGTGTAAGGGTGGGGCATTTGAGGCGGATGAGGATGCGGTATATATCGGCGGCTTCTATACGTTCGATACCAGCCGGGGTCAGTATCTGGGAACCGGCGATCAGAGTACCGGAATGGGAGATAACGATCTGTATTGCTTCTGGACCGGCTGGGATGGAACGGGGAATATCAGCGATACAAAACCGCAGAGGATCCTGGATCACTATGGATGTGTCTTGTCTCCGTCCAATGCCTATGCACAGGAATTATATCTCAATCACCCTGTTTTTTCCGGGAAGACCCACTATTGGGGCGTGGCAGAAACGATCCAGGATATCTATGATCGCCTGGATGATTTGGAAAGCAGAAGTTAGGAGGCAGTCATGAAGAAATATATCTATGATGAAATTGCAATCAAAGCAGTCATGAATATCTTGAATAGTTTAAAGGTAGAAGGAATCAACCAGGCACAGAACTTGGTTAAGATGGCGGCTATCTTGAGCGCGGGAGAAATTGAAGAAAGGGAGGGGGATAAATAATGGCAGTAGGAAGTATCGTAGATTACCTAAATAGCTCAGGAAGAGATTCCAGCTATGCAGCCAGACGGAAGCTTGCCGAGGAGTATGGGATGTCTGGATATTCGGGTTCAGCAAGCCAGAACACGAAACTCCTTAGAATGCTGCAGGGCGGTGCTCAGCCGACCAATAGCACAGCGGCCAAAGCACAGGAATTGGCTAATGCAGCACCATCGAACAACGTCACAGCCGGAGTGATAACCGCATCCGGCTCTGCATCCGGAGGAACAGAAGCAAAACCGGCCTACCAGCGCTCTGACCGGGTGAATGAATATTATGAAAAGACGAGAAAGCTGGAACGGAACAAACCGGACGAGTTTGAAAGCAAATACGAAGGTCAGATTTCGGATATCCTGGACAATATCCTGAACCGCCCGAAGTTCTCCTACACCTCCGAAGATATGACGAATGACGATCTCTATAAAATGTACCGCGATCAGTATCTGCGCCAGGGAAACCTTGCGATGCGTGACACGATGGGGAACGCAGCGTCATTGACGGGCGGTTATGGCAATACCTACGCATCAGCCGCCGGGCAGCAGGCCTATGACAATTATGTATCGATGCTGAATGATAAAGCCCTGGACTTCTATGACCGCGCATATCAGCGATATAACGACGAGGGACAAAACCTCTATAATCAGATGAATGTAGTAACCGGTCTTGATAACACGGACTATCAGCGATATAGAGATACGGTCAGCGATTACTATAATGACCTCAATTATTATAACGGCAGATATAACCAGGAATACGGGTATGACTATGGCCAGTATCAGGACCAGGTAGCGGCGGACCAGTGGGCGCAGGAATTTGCATTCCAGAAGCAGCAGGCGGCGCAGGAGCAGGCGAACTGGGAGGCTGAGATGGCACTTGCCAGACAGAAAGCGGCAAGCTCGGGCGGCTCGGGTGGAAGAAGAAGATCGTCTTCGTCGAAGAAGAAATCAAGTTCATCAAGTACCCAGAATACTATGGGATGGCAGGAAGCTCACGATGTCTACATATCAGCATTGAATACACAAGGACAAGCAGTAGCAGATGAAATCATGAACAGTCTTGAAAAAGATGGATTGGTAGATATGTATAAAGACGAAAGACAGAAAGATGCACTTGGTCCAGAAGTAAGAGCTAAGCTTGACAAAGTACTTGCTACTGGTTTGACGAGAAATTCGAATACCGTGCATACGAAAGAAAGTGCTGCTAAAGAAAAACTCGCCGACGAATGGAAAAAGAAATGGGAGAAAGTTAAATGAGTACCAAGAGCAAAAAAACAATGAAAGATTATCAGCTGGAGGAAGGAAGAAGACAAAGGCAGAAATATCTTGATGAGTTAGGAATATCGTTAGATGATTCATCCTCGAGTAGCTCATCTTCAAATAACTCATCTTCGAGTGGTTCTTCCTTGAGTAGTTCATATTCAAATACTTCCACGACATCCACCAAGAGCAAAAAAACAATGAAAGATTATCAGTTGGAGGAGGGAAGGAGACAGAGGCAGAAATATCTTGATGGCTATCGAAATATACCGAACGAAACGATGGCACCCAGTGAATATTTAAAAAAACATTCAACAAATTATGCTAGGGAATATGCTGCCAGCAAAACTGGAACACAAAAAGCAGCTTCCCAAAAATCAACCCTCACCCCGCGAGCAGCCACAACCTCGCGGGTGAGTGCCAATGGCACGCGCCCGTATAGCGACCAGGAATTTACGCAGATGGTACTGGACTATGCCAAACGCACTCCGAACAGAGGAAACCAGAGCTTCCGTTCCTCTACCGGCCTGACTTATTCCGGAAAGCAGGGAACAATCACCTTCGCCCAGGCGCAGGCAGATCCGAAATATAAAGAATACGTCCAAAAAGGAAGCCGAAACCTGAAAGGCTATTCAGATGGATTCATCGGGGATCTGAAAGCGGCGGCGAAAGTAAGAGATACATCAGCAGTACCGGATCTTCGTTCGGAGTACATGGATAACGACGAAAAAGAGATGTACAACTATCTCCTCGGAAAATACGGCACAGACACGGCGGACGAGTTCGAAAAAGGTCTCGAGGACACACTGAGCGCCAGATTGAGACACGATGAGACCAAGACGGTTAGAGATGCGTCACGGAGAAATGTGCTTGCTGGTGTCGGTTATAACGTCTATGGAGCAATGGAAAGCCCGAAGGGATATGTCTACGCAGCTACCAAAACAGGAATTGACAAGACGAAAGAAATCAAGGATCTGATGAATGCAGGTTCAACCGATGAATATAAGTCAATCCTGGAGGAATACAAGAAACGGAATACCCCGGTTGATCTGAATGATCCGGCATTCTCAGGAAATGCAATCATGAATGCCTCTAACGAGGGAATCAAACAGGCGATCGGCGGAACCCCGGTAAGAGATTTCGCTATCGATACAGGCTTGTCGATGGCTCAATCTGTTTCCCGTATGCCGCTGGGAGCACTGAATGTTGTAATGGCTGGCGGAAGTGCGGCGACGGATGCGTATGTGGATGCAGCAAACAGGGGAGCAACCGGCGATCAGGCGCTGCTCCAGGGCGCCGCCCAGGGAACAGCGGAAGGTGTCGGAGAAAACTTCAGTCTTGGAAAATTAAAGGGAATGAAAGAAGTACCAGGGAAAGGTGCAAAGGCTGTCATTAAAAACCTGGCGAAGCAGGCAATTGCGGAAGGTTCTGAAGAGGGCGCGACGGAAATCATGAATACCATTACCGACAAGATGATCATGGGAAATAAATCAAACTATGACACAGCGGTGAACTATTACATAAGCCAGGGAATGAGCAAAGAGCAGGCGCAGATGCGGGCCTATGAAGAGATCGCCCAGAATGTCGGCATGGCGGCTTTGGGCGGTGCAACCTCAGGTGCAATCATGGGTGCCGGGGCGCAGGCGCTTGGAACCTTCTTACAGCGCGGAACAATGGCGCAGGAATACGCGGAACAGAGAGCAATCACACCAGAGGAACAGACGGCACAGCAGCAGGCCAAAGAGCAGCGTGCGCCGGTGGCTTCTGAGGGTGTTTCGAGCATGGTTCAAAATACACAGAATAACGCAGGGGCGGGGAGTACAGCCATCTCTGATATTCCTGTTTCGGATGAAAATATGCCAGCTGCTTCGAAAATCGTTCCAAATGCAAAAGAAAATGTTTCTAATATCAACAAAAACGTTACTGGTATCAACAAAAACGTTGATGATATCAATGAAAACGTTACCAATATCAACGAAAACGTTGATAACACCTCTGAAAATGTGCAAAATTCCATCAGCAACATTCCAGAGCAGATGAACACACAGACCGAAAGCAACCGGCAGGCAGAGACAAGTCAGCAAACAGAAACAAGTCAGCAGGAAGAAACAAGTCTGCAAGCGGAAACAAGTCGGCCGGCAGAAAATCAGCAGAGCGAGAAAACAGCAGAACGCGCCCATCCGGATTCTGTACAGGAAAGTTATGCCAGAGAATACGCTGAGAATATGACAGAGGAAACCCGGAGAAAGGAATACATCGAAAGCCATAGAGAAGATTTGAATGATATCTTCTCAGACCTGGGAGAAAATGGAAGAACGGCAGCAGTCGAATCTTACGATCCGGAGGTTCCGGTATCGCAGTATCGCCGCGCATTTAACCGGTATTATGATTCTGGGCGCTATGCGTCCGATATCGGAGTGGCGGAAAAATCAGTCCTATCCTTATATCTGACAGGAGAACAGCAGCTTGCGGCATACAAAGCAGGAGCACAGGACAGAAAACTGGAGCTGGATCGCATGTCAAGACGGCGGCAGCAGGGGCCGGCGCACCAGGGCGGACTGGAAAATCTGTCCCAGAACGCGACACAGGCGCAGCAGAACCTTGCAGAAAGTCTCGGAAAGCGTACAGGGCTTAAATTCATCCTGGAGGATTCCTTGGAATCCGGAGCAGTGGGTGAATACGAAGGAAAGAAAGGCACGATCCGGATCTCCGCCAACTCAGAAAACTTTCTTCGAACAAACAGCCACGAACTAACTCACTTTATCAAAGAGAATGCTCCGGAGCATTTCACATCCTATCGTGATACAGTTATCAGCGCTTACTTATCCGCAGAGGGTCAGACATTGGAACAGATGACGGAAAGCTATGAAAAAGCCTACGAGAAACACGGTCAGAAGCTCTCCAGGGATGAAATCATGGAGGAGATTGCCGCGGATGCTACGGGAAAATTCTGGAATGATGAGGAATTTGTTCAGAAAATCGCCCGTAAGGATAAAACGGTCGCACAGAAAATTGTGGATTTCCTGAGTGATATGCTGGATGCAATCAAGAGTCTTATTAAAAACGAGCACACAGGAAAAGCGGCCGAAACGTTGGCAGAACAGAAAGATTCGTTTGAAAAAGCAAGAAACCTCTGGATGGATGCACTGGATCAGGCAAGCGAGAACTATAAGATGGGTGAGACAAGCACGGAGAGCGCTGTGCGCTTCCAGCTGGCAAAACCGGATCAGGTGACAGACAAGCACATCGAAGAAAACTATGACTATGTCCGGAAGATGGACAGTGTCGCATCGATTCGCGGGGATGAGTTTAAGGGAGATCCAAAGGAAATACGTAGCAAAATCATAGAACTGTATAATTCTTACGGAAATGTGGTTCATAATGATGTGGTAGGGGATGTTGCTTTAAGTATGCGTTCGGTTCGCAATGATCTGGCGCATGGTTATGGAGACAAAAAAGCTGCCGCTTTTGCAACGGTAAAAGATGTAATTGAAAATGGAAAGGTTTTAAGATATTCGAAAGACTGGAAAGGAAGAGGATATGATTCTGTTTCAATAGGAGCAAAGATAAATATTACAGATGGGGAAAATGCAGGTCAGTATTATGAGGTATGCGTTGTAAAAGTAGACAGGACAAATCGAATGTATCTACACGAAGTGGATATAGAAAAGGCAGATAGTGTCCCGTTCAACTACGCCCAGGCCGAACCTGCAAAAAAACATAGCGGCTACAACTATCTGCCTATCTCCAGTATATTTGACAGACTGCGCAATGTCAAGAATGAAAATGTTAAATATCAGCTTGGAGATAATGAACTGGAAGAGACAGATAATAAGGAATTGGTTGCCCGTAATGATCTGACAGAAGAAAAGCTGGTAGAAAGTTTAGATATGAACAGCCCTATCTCATTAAAAACAAAACCGGGTAAGGGTGGGGAAGATATGGGAGACATTTCAATTGTATTTAAGAAAGATGCGGTTGCTTCGGGCGAAATCCAGAAAGGAAATTTTAAAGATGGCGTTGCTGCCGTCATTCTGCCGACCAATGCAAGTGATAACCTAAAAGCCCGCTTAAACCAGGAAGGAGTCAATACGATTCTTTATGATCCCAATCTTCCGGATGCCAGAAAGAAGGCGATCAGTGAATTGAAGGATGTTCGTTTCCAGATTGATGATTCCGATATGGACATTGATTATGATGAGGTAGTTCGGGAAAATAGTGAGCTGAGGAAAATCAACGAGGAATTAAAGAATCAGCTGGTCCTCACGAAAGACTACGTCCCGCGTCAGGAAGATATCCGGAAATATGCCGGAAAGCTTCTGAAAGACTATAATTCCACCTATCCGCAGAAGAAACTGGAAGAGAATTTAAGCCGCTTTTATGATTACATCCATAAAGCGAAGCGCCTGGACGCACAGGAGACGATGAGTATAGCTTCTCAGATAGGGCATTCTATCCTGGAAAAATCACAGCAGGTAGATACGGAGCAGACGCAGGTATACCGGAATATTCTGAATGATATCAAAGGAACACCTATCTATGTTCCGGAAGAGGTAAGGAACAACCTGGATTCGGAGGGAGGTTACAATGCATTCCGAAAAAAATATTTTGGAAAGATTACCTTCCGAAATGCTGGTGTGAGTGTGGATGTGGCATACAATGAATTTTCGGGACTGCATCCGGATCTCTTCCCGGCGGACATTATCAATCCGACCGACCAGCTTTTACAGATTGCGGACGTCCTGGACGAGTCCCGCCCGAAAGTTGAAAATCCCTATGGAGCGGATATAGATGAAATGTCTGTTATGTTGGGACAGGAGATCCTGGACAATAAAGCCAATATCCGGAATATCCCGCCAACACTGGCGGATAAGCTCTTTGCCCGCGCGGATGAGCGTGAGGCTGAGTATATTTTAAAGCGGAAAGAATACGAACAGAAGCTGAAAGAATACCGCGGAAAAGTGGAGGAACGAGAGCGGGGGCGGAAAGATAAGAAACAGATCGTTCGTGATGTTACCAAGATGCAGAAATGGCTCTTATCTCCTACGGATCGCGACCACGTCCCGGAAAGCATGAGATCGGCAGTTACAAAGTTCTTGTCCTGCATCGATTACAGCTCATCCAGACTGAATGCAGATGGAAACGAAACGCAGCGCACAAGGGATTGGAATGATGCGAAAAAGGTGTATGATTCCATCCTAAAGAGTGATGGTCTCTTGAAAGGCGAAAAGAGCGACATGTACATCGAGGTCGATCCGGATCTCGTTTCGAAACTAGATGAACTCCAGAGCATGGCAGATGAAGGGCGGAAGCTGGAGGACTTATCAGCAAAAGAGCTCCGAACCTTAAAAGAAACTGTATCAGCGATGAAACACAGCATCGAAGACGCCAACAAGATGTACACGAACAAACGCTATGAGAAAGCATCTGAGGCAGCAGAGAGCACGCTGAAAGAATGGCAGGGACGGAAAAATAAGAAGACCATCAAGGCGCTGAGTGCGGCGGATAAGTTTCTGCAGGTCCATATGCTGGATAGTTTCACGGCGTTCGATCGTCTGGGGAACACTGCCACAAGTGTATACCAGAGCCTGAGAGACGGATTTGATACCAAAATGAGAGACACCCGAACAGCTCAGGAATATATGGAAAATTTAAAGGGTGAGCTGGAAATCGAAGATAAAGAGATCCAGGAGTGGACCGGCAACAAGGCAAAACGTCAGACGTTCAAGGTCTCTGGTGGAGAAATCTCATTGACTCCGGCGCAGGTGATGAGCCTTTACTGCCTGGATAAGCGTCCGCAGGCACGGGAGCATCTTTATAATCAGCTTCGGGGTATCCGGACACAGGGAGTAGAACGAGAAGTCAAAATAAAAGGAAGGAAGCTCTTCAAAGTGGTAGAGGCAAATGTTCCGGTAACGGTGACACCAAGCGACGTGCATTCTATCACGGAAACACTAACACCGAAACAGAAAGCCCTTGCAGATGGAATTGTAAAGTTCTTCACAGACCAGACGGCTCAGTGGGGAAACGACGTCAGCATGACGCTCTACGGGTATAAAAAATTCAACGCACAGAATTATTTCCCGATTGTGGTCGATAAAAACGAGATTGCCAAGACAAACGCGGATGTCGGCCGTGATATCCAGACACTGAAAAATTTGGGAATCACGAAAAACACTACAAAACACGCGAAAAACAGCCTGATTATTGAAGATATCTTCGATGTCTACACGCGCCAGGCGGATCAGATGGGAAGCTATCATTCTTTCGTGGTCCCGATGTCGGATTTTCAAAAATATTACAACTTCAACGATGTGGAAAAGGGAAATCTGAGGGAACAGATGGAGCGTGTCTATGGAAAAGAGATGAGCGCCTGGATGGATGCATTCCTGAAAGATTTGAACGGAGTCGGCAGCGGCGAACGCGAATTGACTTCGAATTTCCTAAGAAATGCAAAATCTGCCGCAGTTGGCTGGAACCTAAGAACAGCGATCCAGCAGCCGACCGCCTACTTCCGTGCGGCAGCAGAAATCGATCCGAAATACCTTGCGCAGGGCATTAAACTGCATGTATCAGATGCAGAATGGGACCAGGTAAAGAATTATGCACCGATTGCCTGGTGGAAAGACCAGGGCTTTTTTGATATCAATACCGGCCGTAGTATGAAAAGTATGCTGATTGGAGCGGATACCGTTCGGGAAAAGATGATCAATAAATCAATGGACTGGGCTGGAAAGGGTGACGAACTGGCATGGAAACGCTTATGGTTAGCAACCAAGGCAGAAACAGCCGCCCGGCACCCGGAACTGACGGTTGATTCGGAAGAGTTTCTGCAGAAGAGTGGAGAACGCTTCTCTGAAATCATTGATAAGACACAGGTAGTAGACAGTGTCTTTCATCGGAGCTGGGCGATGCGGGAGAACTGGACGAAATTCTATACATCTTTCATGTCAGAGCCTATTAAAAGCTATAATATGCTCTATCGCGCGGCGATGAACATTGCAGACTCCAAAGAGCTCAATGGAAAAGCCGGGAAAGCGGAGAAAGCAAAATTCGCCAGGGTGGCCGCTGCATATGCCTCTACCGGAATTATCACAGCACTGGTCGCGTCTGTCATGGATGTGGTGCGAAACGACGATGATGATAAGGATATATGGGAGAAATATATTGACGCCCTCGGCGGGAATATCGCAGACAACCTCAATGTTCTGAATCTGATTCCGATTGCAAAGGATGTTGTTTCGATGTTTGGCGGGAACTCTTCCCAGCGTATGGATCTGCAGGGAATTGAATACGCCGTATATGCCTGCAATGAGATGAAAAAATTCGTAGCAGGAGAAAGTAAATACACCCCGACAGGCATCCTGTACAAGTGGATGAACCCGCTCTCAAGGCTGACCGGTATCCCGATTGGGAACCTTCTCCGGGATGCTGGCGCCGTGGTTGATACAGCGCTGGATATCACAGAGATGGATACAGGGGACTACTGGAAGACAAAGAGAATCTATGACATGTCAAACCCGGATAACGTCACCATGTACACCAAGAAGGCTCTGAAAGCCTACAGGGAGGGGAAGGGAGAACTAGGAGGCAGAATCCTATCCGATCTAATCAAAGCAGGACAGACAGAGACAAAGGTTGATTCTGCAATGAAAACTGGTTTAAAGAACGAACCTCTGATCCAGGAGGCGGCGGATGCGATGCTGAACTGGGATCTCGATACATATGAGAGTAAGATTGATGAGGTGGCATCTAGGGGAATTGATAAGGATCTGGTAGTCAAGGCGGTTGATACGGTAATCAATAAGAAAAAGAAAGAACTGGAAGGAGGAACAGAAGAAACACAGGAAGAGAGCACAACGCCGGAAGAGACAGGACCGGCAGAGCAGAAAGAGGTTCAACTCTACGATATGTCCAACGTAAATGAGGCGCTGGCAGCAGGAGAGAACGAAAAAGCGAATCAAATGCTGAAAAGTGTGGTAGAATCAAAGAAAGCAGACGGAAAGACACAGAAAGAGGTCATTTCATCGGTCAAAAGTTCCTTGACGAATAAATATAAAAAGAAATACCTCGCCGCGGGCGCCGATGAGCGTGCAAACATCGAGATCCAGCTGGAACGCCTGAGAGTGGACGGAAGAAGGGTGTTCTCAAGTGAGGACTTCTCAAGATGGAGAAAAAATTCAAAGAAAAAATGATATCATAGGTTACTGCGCTACGGCGGTCCTGACGGCGAAATCGGAGCCTCTATGCGCTACCTGTCCCAGCGGTATACGATGCCTTATAAGATGCAGAAAGGACTTCTGACCGACATCGGAACCGAGGAACTCGCCCATATGGAGATGATTGCCGCCATTGTCCAGCAGCTCACGCGCAACCTTACTCCGGCACAGATCGAGTCATCCGGGTTCGGACCATACTATATCGACCACACCACGGCAATCTGGCCGCAGGCAGCAGGCGGAATCCCGTTCAATGCGTGCGAGTTCCAGTCGAAGGGCGATGCGATCACGGATTTATATGAGGATATGGCAGCAGAGCAGAAAGCCCGCACAACCTACGACAATATTCTCCGCGTGGTCAAAGATCCGGAAGTATGCGATCCGATCCGTTTTCTGCGCGAGCGGGAGATTGTACATTTTCAGCGGTTTGGCGAAGCTTTAAGAAATGTACAGGATCACCTGAGCAGTCGTAATTTCTATACGTTTAACCCAGAGTTTGATAAAGTGAAAGCGAAGGGATAAAACAAAAACCTCCGTAAACAATGTCAAATTCATTCTTTACGGAGGTTTTCAAACCAGCACCGAGTGCGGATAAATCCGAACCCTCAACCTCCGCCAGTGTGATGGTCTTAGAACTGTTCTTACAGTTAAAAGTAAGGAATTATCTTGTCCTCATAAAGATACACCGCATTTACAAAACTGTCAATCAGTCTTTGCCGCTGTTCCCGCTTTGTCACATCAAATTTACGGAAGCGGTAAATGAAAAATGCTATCTGTTCTCTTGTAAGCAGGGGCTTGTGCATTTCCTCCTGCAAAATGCTGACTTCAAGCTGCCTTTTGGTTTCCTCCAACTCGTCCAGTCTTTGCTTGGTGGACGGAGTAAAAATCCCTGCTTGAATGGAGTTGAGCATATTGTTAATACCTTTTTCCGTTTCTGCAAGCTACTTTTTCAAAAGAGGCAGATCGGTGCTTTCTTTCTTCTGCAACTCCATCAGCGTATCAATCAGTCGTTCCATGACTTCATCATTCATAATTGCTTTCATACAGTAATTGAGCGTACATATAAATTAGAGGAGACCGAGGCAGTGATGCAGAAACAGATCCGGGTGGCAAACCATCGGATCGCAGATTTGGAAAAGCAGATGGAGGGATAAGGTATGCAGATTAAAGATTATGTAAAGCCGGAATTACTTGTGGTAGCAGTAGTGCTGTACTTTATTGGGATGTGGCTGAAGCAGAGTGAGACAGTGAAAGACAAATACATCCCACTCATTAATGGGCTGATTGGCGTTGCGATTTGTGCCATCTATGTGTTCGCCACCTGTGCCTGCGGCAGTGGTCAGGATATCGCGCTGGCAGTTTTCACGGCACTTACACAGGGCGTCCTTGTGGCGGGATTGTCTATGTAAACCAGATTTTTAAGCAGTCAGGAAAAGAAGAGTAGAAGGAGGCGATCCGACTATCTCCCGCGGCAGTTCGGGGCGTGGCTGCCGTTGCGACATCGCAACAATAGGGGAAAATCGACGAAAGCCGATAGTAGGAATAAAAACCCCCAAGGAGTCGCGATCCTTGGGGGTTTTGTCGTTGCCTGTGATGGACAACTACTATCTCTTAGCCTATCGGCATTATAGCATATGCGAAAATTCTTTGCAAGATACCCCGGAAAACAAAATTTCATATTTTTTCATATCATAAAGAAAAGAGGACAAATCTATGAGAGATATCACATTATGCCATCCGCGTCTCCAGCGCATTGCGTCCGCCTGGATCAAAGCCTGTGCGACCGAGGGTATCACAGTAGCCATCGGAGAGACACTGCGGACGGTGGCGGAGCAGGACGCTCTGTACGCGCAAGGACGTACCAAGCCTGGCAACATTGTAACCAATGCCAAAGGCAGTAGCTATAGCAGTCAGCATCAGTGGGGGGTTGCTTTTGATTTTTATCTTAAGATGGATGTGGACGGCGATGGCAGCGTGTCAGACGATGCCTACAATGACAGCACAGGTATGTTTAAAAAGGCCGCAGAGCTGGCAAAAGCTTTAGGACTTGCCTGGGGCGGAGACTGGCGTAGCATCGTAGACAAGCCACATCTTTATCTGCCGGACTGGGGCAGCGGCACCAATATTCTTAAACAGCGTTACGGCACCTTTGAGGCGTTTAAAAAGACCTGGCCTAAAATGGATGTAGCGACAGTCAAAGCCGACAGCGATGCCGGAGCGGCGGATCTCAAGGACATCAAGAGCGGCGCACACGGCTTGAGCATCACTGCGTCCTCACTCATCATCCGGACAGCTCCGGCAGGTGCTGACTCTGGCAAGCGATACAGTAAGGATCAGCAGGTGCAGCCGATCCGGAAGTGTTTTGTCAGCGGAGCACCGTGGATCCAGACTGCGGACGGCTGGGTGTCTGGCAAGTATCTTACTGGCTGGGTGTGCCAGGACGGGCGCTGGTGGTATCTGCTGAGTGGGTACACCTACCGGCACGATGCAGTCTGCCAGATTGACGGGCAGGCGTATGCGTTTGATTCGGATGGCTGGATGATTACCGCAGATCGGATAGCAGAGGACGGACATATACGATAAAATATGATGAAAAACACAATATAAGCGCATAATAAGGGGCTGTCATTCCTTGAAAATAAAGGAAAAACAGCCCTTTTTCGTGTGATATTTCCCCAGAAAAAGGGGTTCTTTATACTGAAATATGCTTTCGTGGTAGATGCTCCAAAAACACCGGAAACCCTTGTAAATAAAGGAAAAATCCAGCATTTACAAGGGTTTCCGCATCCGTCAAAAAAAGCAGATAACGGGAATCGAACCCGCCTTTCCAGCTTGGGAAGCTAGCGTTCTACCGATGAACCATATCTGCAAATATATATTAAGTATACTGTTTTTTCTGAAAAAGTCAAGAAATTTATCTTGCCAAAAAGGGAGGAAAGTTACTGTACACGGGTAGGCACTTTTGGGACCGAAAGAGACAAATATATTCAAAACGCCCACAAAATCCCCTCTTAACACAATTTATATTTCAAAAACTCGCAGAAGGTGTTATAATAATTCCGTATGGATTAGGGCGCGGTTTTCAGGCACCCTTTTTCCGTCATAGGAAAGTGTTAAGGCACATTTTTTATTTTGTATATAAATCTGTATCGGTATGGCGGATAAACAGAAAATAACGGAGGAAACTATGGATATAATCATTATCGGATGCGGCAAGGTTGGTACGACGCTGGCGGAGCAGCTTGTCCGGGAAGATCACAATGTGGTGATGATCGATACGTCTGCGGAGCGGATGCAGCGGGTGTCAGATGATATCGATGCGATCAAGCTGGTGGGAAATGGTGCCAGCATTTCCATGCAGATCGAGGCAGGTGTGCAGACGGCGGACATGCTGATTGCCGTGACAGGGTCGGATGAGATGAACCTTCTCTGCTGCCTGATTGCGAGAAAAGTGGGGCATTGCCACACGATTGCGCGTGTGCGGAATCCGATTTACAGCAACGAGCTTACCTTTATCAAGCAGCAGCTGGGAATTTCCATGATTATTAACCCGGAATATGCGGCGGCGACGGAGATTTCGAGAATTCTGCGCTTCCCGTCAGCGATCAAGATCGATCCATTTGCCAAGGGAAAGGTAGAGCTTCTGAAATTTAAGGTAAAACCGGAGTTTAAGCTGGACGGGCTTTCGGTCATGGATATTGACAGCCAATTCCGCTGCGATGTCCTGATCGGCGGTGTTGAGCGCGGCGATGAGGTGGCGATCCCGGATGGTAAATTTGTGATCAAAAACGGGGATATGGTGTCGATTATCGCCTCCCCGGCAAATTCGGCAGAATTTTTCCGCAAGATCGGCATTCAGACAAACCAGGTCAGAAATACGTTGATTGTCGGAGGCGGTACGATTGCTTATTATCTGGCAAAACTTTTGGCGGCGATGAAGATCCGGGTTAAAATTGTGGAGAAGGATAAAGCGCGCTGCGAGGTTCTGACAGAACTTCTGGACGATGCGTTGATCCTCAACGGCGACGGAACGGACCGGCAGCTTCTTCTGGAAGAGGGGCTGATGACGGCGGAGGCATTTGTCACTCTGACGAATATGGATGAGGAAAATGTATTCCTTGCGCTGTATGCGAAGGAAAATTCCAGCGCGAAGCTGGTGACGAAGGTTAACCGGATCGCCTTTGACGAGCTGATCAGCAAGCTGGATCTGGGAAGTCTGATTTATCCGAAATACATTACGGCGGACTACATTTTACAGTATGTGCGCGCGATGCAGAATACCATCGGTAGCAATGTGGAGACGTTGTACCATATTCTCGACAGCCGGGCGGAAGCGCTGGAGTTTGTGATCCGCGAGGAGTCGGAAGTGACGGGCATTCCGCTGATGAATCTGAATCTCAAGAACAACCTGCTGATCGGATGCATCAACCGCGGCGGTAATATCAAGATCGCGCGTGGACAGGACTGCATCCAGCAGGGCGATACAGTGATCGTCCTGACGAGTCAGAAAGGTCTGCGGGATATCCGCGACATCCTGAGAAAGTAGGCGGCATAGATGAATTATTCGATTGTATTTTATATCATAGGCTGGATCCTGAATTTTGAGGCGGCTTTTATGGTGCTTCCGACGGTAGTGGCACTGATTTACCGTGAGTCAGAGGTATGGTGTTTTCTGGCAACGATGGCAGTATGCCTGATGGTTGGTATGCTTCTGGTACGCCGGAAACCGAAAAATCAGATCTTTTATGTGGCGGAGAGCTTTGTGGCGGTTTCTCTAAGCTGGGTTTTACTCAGTGTGATGGGAGCAGTGCCGTTTGTATTAAGCGGCTATATTCCAAATCCGATCGATGCCTTGTTTGAGACGGTATCGGGCTTTACGACGACCGGTGCAAGTATTCTGAGCAATGTGGAGCAGCTGCCGAAATGCTTATTATTCTGGCGAAGTTTTACGCACTGGATCGGCGGTATGGGCGTTCTGGTATTTCTTCTGAGTGTCCTGCCGATGGTGGGCGGTTCCCATATGAATTTGATGAAAGCGGAGAGCCCAGGACCCATCGTGAGTCGTCTCGTTCCGAAGGTTCAGATGACGGCGAAGCTGTTATACCAGATTTATCTGGGAATGACGATTCTTGAGGCTGTGATTCTGATTCTTGGGAAAATGCCGATTTTCGACGCGATCACGATCACGGTCGGAACAGCAGGTACGGGTGGTTTTGCAATCCGGAATGATAGTCTGGCGAGCTACACGGCATTTCAGAAAAATGTCGTGACGGTGTTTATGATTCTGTTCGGAGTGAACTTTAACTTTTACTTCTTTCTGCTGATGCGGAAGATGGGACAGGCCTTTAAAATGCAGGAGGTCCGGGCATATTTTCTAATCATTGCATCGGCGATTGGCATCATTACAGTCAATACGGTAGCACTCTGCGGCAATGCACTGCAGGCATTCCAGGATGCGGCATTCCAGGTCGGTTCGATTATCACGACGACCGGTTATGCCACGGTGGATTTTGATAAATGGCCGCAGCTTTCAAGAACGATTATGGTACTTTTGATGTTTATCGGCGCCTGCGCGGGCAGTACCGGAGGCGGTATCAAGGTGTCGCGTGTTTTGATTCTGCTTAAATCGGTAAAAAAGGAGCTGAAACAGTACCTGCACCCGAGTGCAGTGGAGAAGATCAAAATGGATGGAAAGATCGTGGAGCATGAGGTTGTGCGCTCGACGAATGTGTTTATGGTTGCGTATGTGCTCATTTTTACGGTATCTGTTCTGCTGATTTCTCTGGATGAATACGATCTGGTGACGAATTTTACGGCGGTTACGGCTACGTTTAATAATATCGGACCGGGTCTGGCGCTGGTCGGACCGACCGGAAACTTTGGATTTTTCAGTAATTTCTCAAAAGTGGTTCTGATTTTTGATATGCTGGCAGGACGTCTGGAGATTTTCCCGGTACTTCTGCTGTTTTCAAGGGAAACCTGGAAGCGGTTCTAGGGAAGGAGAATGCGGATGGATATACTGTTCTTTTTAACGGGGTGTCTGGGACTGGCAGAGACAATTGATTTGTTCTGCGGCAAAGATTTCCTGATTTTTATATCGGATTCGATCGATCCGAAGAAATATAACCTGAAAAAGGTGTATGCGGTTGAAAAATGGCTGTTTGCGATTGATACGCTGTCGCTGTTTGGCATGGCGTTTCATCTGGGCGGCGGTACGGGCGATCTGGTGCTGGCGGCAGTTGTGCTGGTGACACTGTTCGCACATGTGTATGTGTTTAAGAGCCGGAACTTCCGGGTGTAAGTAGATAAAAGTGGGCGTGATGTGTCTGGCATGCGCCCATTTTTGCTGCCATGATGCAGAGAAAATGGCTGGTGGCTTGTTTTGGGACAGATGCTTGAAACGGCTGACAGTGTGGCTTCC